CCAACGATGCACCAATTCTAAAAATAAATCTTATCATCGGTACGGAGGTCGTGGTATTACTGTCTGCCAAAGATGGATGCAATTTGAATATTTCATTCAAGATATGGGAGAACCACCTACAGATGGATACACACTTGACAAAATCGATAATAATGATAATTACTACAAAGAGAATTGTCGTTGGGCTACAATGAAAGAACAAGCAAGAAACAGACGAAATAACAAAATGCTAAGTCACAAAGGAACAACCATGTGTTTGACAGCCTGGGCTGAAAAATTAGGTGTTAGGAAGGATATTCTTTCATGGAGGTTAAATTATGGTTGGTCAACCGAAAAAACCTTGACTACTCCGGTACAAAAATACAAAAAGAATCGAACAAAAGATTGAGTTGGACGTATAATAAGACGAGAGGATTGCGATGTCTACAGCCATCATAGACGGCTTTGAAACATACATCCGCACTGAGCTTGGTTTGTCGCAGGAAACGCTTTCAGCGTACACGAGAGATGCACAGGAATTTCTTGATTTTATCGGGGCACAAGAATTGACTGCCCAATCAATCGAAACCTTCCTTAGCAACCTGCGACACCGTGGATGGAAGTCAACTACGGTGCGTCGTAAGTGTATGTCCGTAAGATGCCTGTGTCATCATCTCATCAGTCTTGGTCTGCTCGACCCCAACACCCTGAATATGATTGATTCTGTACGTACCAGCAGGAGAACACCAGATGCACTGGAGCCTGAAGCTGTGGATGCTCTTGTGGCCACTATGGAAAATCGCGTACCAGTATGCAGAGCCACTAACATTCGCCGCAATGTCGCTATTATCCTGACTCTGTATCACAGCGGTCTTCGAGTGTCTGAGTTGTGTGGACTCAATATCGAGGATATCAGTATTCCAAGGCGAAAGATACGAGTTAGGGGCAAGGGGTGTCGTGAACGAATGGTTCCTACCACCACAAAATGTGTTGAGGCGATACGTGCATATCTGGATTCGGAGCGCCGATCCAATACGAAAGCTGTGTTTGTCAAATCCAATGGACAGCGGATAACCCGCCGTGCCGTCAGCGATATGCTGATGTCCCTTTCGCGTCGGGCTGGTGTGGAACACACCACAGCCCACATGTTGCGTAGAAGTTGTGCCACATCGCTTATGAACCGTGGTGTAGATTTGGATTTAATACAGATTTTATTAGGCCATAGACATCTGTCAACAACACAGACATATTTATCAATAAGTTATGATAGATTGAAACAAATACATAAATCTTGTCATCCATTTGGAGAAAAATATGAGGTTTAGTCGCTACACCGAGAAACCGAGAAATGGTTGCGAGCCAGAAACGGAATGCCCCACCGAACCCGAACTAACAATGCCGATTCAATTGGGCGAGATAGTCGAAGAGTTTCTAGTAAGAACACGTCGGTTGTTGGTTGTGGGTGAAATCAACGAAATAGCATCTACGCACATCTGTAGCTACCTGCAACTATTCTCTTTGCGAAAAGAGCCGGTGTATATGTACATCAACAGTCTGGGTGGATGTCTCGCTTCTGGGTACGCCATTATCGATCAAATGCTAGCATGTCGATGCCCTATCCACACGATTGTTCGCGGCCAAGGTCATTCAATGGCTGCGATGATTGCCGCCTTTGGAACCAAGGGATATCGGTATGCAACACCCAACTCATCAATGATGCTACACTCAATTATTATCCAGAGTTCCCCAGATTCAATAGAACGGCACGGCCAAATGACAGGATATCTCGAAGAGGACTACAAAAGGAAGGTCACTGGCCTTGCTAGAAGGATGAATATCACTACGAAGCAATTGCTGCAACTAATGAGCGAAACCAAGTGGATGTCACCAAAACAGGCGATAAAAGTCGGTATGATCGACGGCATATGGACTCCACGTATGGAACAGGCGGTCAGCAAAGGATTCGGAAAATGATGAAACGACAACGTCGTATCACTAAAACATACTTCGATTTGGCTCGTCGTCAGTATGCTCCATTGGTTCATAAGTTGGCTTTTCAAATCGGAGCGAATGATATGCAGATTGAAGAACTAAAGGCTCAAGCCGAGGAAGAGTTGCTTAGATGTATGATCTGTTACAAGCTGAGTGGGTCGTTCATCACGTTTTTCTACGGTAGACTGGGTGGAATCTTTCGGCATATGAGGGATGTAGAAAACCGAGCCAGGCGCGTCCAGATCATGTCGCTCGATGCGATGTCCAGCATAGCTGGTCCTAACACAGACACAGATACCCACATGCTTATTGAAGAACTAATGGCGTGCCTGACAGATGGGGAACGTGCAGTCATAACCGGGCTGTTCTTTGACGAAAAGACAATAAGGGAAGTGTCTCAAGACCAAGGCGTTGTCCCCTCTACGATCTGCCGCATCAAGGGCATGGCGATTGACAAGATGAGGCAGAAGTGTGAAATGGAACAGGAATAAGTCATGGCGAACGAGAGAGGTTGCAACAAAAAGAAGAGAAAACAGAAAAAGATCGAGCAACTGAAGAGGTTGCTTGGAATTGATTTGTGTGCTTGCGGCGGCGGGAATCAATTGCGATGTCATGGGAAGTGTAGAGAAGTCCACACGAATCCCAAGACTGGGAGGGTCGAATGTGGTGAATGCTATCGGATCGATTATTTGGCTGTGAAGCAGGGTGGCCCCCGGCGTCCGAAACGCACATGGAAGTACGGTCGTCAGAAAGAGGGAAACGAAAACAAACAAACCAAAGATCGGCGTCATGAAAGATGGCAAAGAGATCGATCAGAGTGATCGGTCCACGGTGTATAAACCTTTAACGGGTCTGTTGGTCTCCTGATGAATAGGAAGGTGGAAAAATGAGCAAGTGGTGGATCGTTTCGGTATTGTTGGTGGCGCTATCGCTACCTATGATGGGTTGTGCTACGTTTGGTAGCGGCGGCAGGTGGCAGGATAATGTTCCTAGACTAAAGGCCGATATTAATATGTTCTCCAAGCTGGCGACTCGAATCGCCTTGACCGAGATGAAGATGCCAGCGAAGGATATGGGAGTTGTCAAGGGGTATTTGGTTGCCCTGCGAGACCTTCTGGCGGTGCCCGGCCAGCCAGACTTTACTGGTGCAAGGCATCTGGTGAGCGTAAAGCTTCCGCAGAAGTATCAAGTCTACGGTTTAACAATCATCGACGTGATTGAGAGATATCTCAGATCGGCGGAACTCAATATCACCGAGGACCAGGAGTTGATCGTAGCTCTGGTATCATCGGCTATCGAGGGCGCACTCGAAGCCGTGGAAGAATTCGCAGGATAAGGTAACTAAACTGGTGGGGTGACTCTCGGTCGGGGGTCATCCCACTTTCTTTTTTCGAAGGGAGTTGGAGTTATGCGTAGGTGGAACGTTTGCTTCGTCTCAATTATGATGTTTTTTTTCTGTGTCGGCATTGTAGCCATGACCCCAGAGGGGAGTGGTGAAAATCCTGCACAGGAAACCACAGTGGTCGGAGCAGTAGAGGCAACAGTTGAAAAAACAGCAGAGAAGAAAGTTCTACCACCAGTAGTCGATGAGATCAAACTGAAACAGAGGGAAATGCGGGACACTGCGGTCCTAATACAAACCCGCCGAGGCAGTGGCTCTGGGACTATTATCGACCGCCTTGAAACAGATATAGATGGATTATATGAATACTTGGTTATTACCAACGCCCATGTCACATACGGCAGATTTGTTACCATTTTACGTAGAGTTGATTCGATTACAGGTAAAGTCAAAACAGAAAGGATTGATACTGGTTGCAGCATCATTGATTTTGACCACACCGACAAAGATTGGTTCCCACATAGAACAACCGTAATTGCCGAAGATATGCAGTATGATTTTGCACTATTGTCATTCCGTTCGAAACATGAACTCGCTGTTGCTAGGGTCGCAAGTGACGACATGCTTAGTGATGTGCGTGTCTTTGATGAAATCTTCGCAATGGGTTGCCAGCTAGGTAAAATCCCGTCACCGACCATAGGCATTATATCACAAATCCTTACAGACAATAACGGGGAAAAAGAGTGGGTCATCTATGGAAACACAGCACAAATCACACCAGGATCAAGTGGTGGTGGATTGTTTAAGAAGTACGACGGTCACTACTATATGATAGGTATTACATTCCGTGCCGCTATTGCTGGGAACGGCCAAATTATCCCACACCTAGCACACACAATTTCGATTGGAGTCGCAAGAGATTTCATTAATCAGAATGCGGTAACCTGTCCATGAGCAAAGTAGATGAAGCCATCCGGGGGATGCAGGCTTCAGGCTTGCCAAGTGACTACTGGGCTACCACGGATGGGGAGTTCTCAGAGTTAGAAACTAGCCGTCTGGTTGTGCAACGGAATGGCCAATCGGTTTGGGAACACACGATGTCTGTCATCGATTTAGTCACACCCAAAAACCCCGTTACTTTGTTGTCGGGCTTGTTCCACGACTTGGGCAAGTGCTGCGTGCAACCAATGGATGATCTTTCCCTGCCTCGTTTCCCAGGCCATGCCATAGAATCTGCAAACATCGCAGAAGTCAAGCTGGCTGAGTGGCAAGCATCACCCGATTTAATAGACAGGGTGGTCCGTCTAATTACAATGCACATGTACGACGTTAGCAAAGCTGCCAAAGAAAAAACAATCCGCAAATTCGTAGCGGAGGTAGGACCAACCAACATCGACAATTGGTTTGCTTTGCGAATTGCCGATTCTCGTTCATATGCTGCTCAACAAAAATATCGCAGCCACTTCATAGAGCCGTTCAGAACATTGGTCATGTCGTATCTTGCACAACAACCCGGCACAAATCAGCCGACATTTGAAGCTCCCGGTAGGACCGGGAGTATGCAAATAAAAGGGAGAGAGGCTTTGTGAGTGTGCCAGTATACAATCCAGAGGGGTTTGCCCTGCAAATTTTCCAGGATAGATACGCTATTCACGCAGAAGAAACATTTGGACAGGCTTGCGAGCGTGTCGCAAGATCAATCGCTGATGCTGAAATGGGGACAAAACGCGACGAATATTTTGCCAGATTTCTGGAGATTTTGCAAACCAATCGTTTTTCCCCTGGTGGACGAATATGGCGTGGGGCAGGACGACCAAGAGGGCAGATGTTGAATTGTTTTTGTATACCTGCCGAAGATAGTCGAGAAGGATGGGGTGATGTTCTGCGTAATGTGACTATTATATCTGGTACAGGTGGTGGTGTTGGTATTAATTTCTGTATGGGACCAAAAACTAAAATTTTAACACAGGATTTTAGGTGGATACCGCTTGAACAAGTGTGTATCGGAGATAAAATTATTGGATTCGACGAAGAATACAATAACGCATGTCGTCATTTGAGACCATCAAATGTACTTTCTGTGGACAAAGTATTTTTGCCTACCTATAAGATAAAAACAGAAAAGGGAGAGATGATCGTTTCATCTACGCACCCGATTTTGGCAAGAGCGATAAGGAAAAATTATAAACGCAAGGGTTACGGTTTTGGTTGGGTACAAGCACAGCATCTTACCACAAATCATGAATTGGCATATGCTTGTGATCCGTGGTCAATTGATTTTCGCAATCAACAATTTTGTGCATGGATGGGTGGGATGTTGGATGGAGAGGGATGTTTATCCAGACCATCTTCTACTAAAGACAGAAAATATAATACGAGACTTAGCATCGGGCAAAACAAAGGACCAGTTTTCGATGAAATTGGTCGTATTTTTGATATTTTGGGTATCAATTACAAAATATATAAAAATAGTGGTAATAAATGTCATCAATATGTTATGTCTTCCAAATGGGATTCCATGAAAGTTATAGCTAGCTGTCCTACCATCAGGATGTGGGCTAATCGTAATAGCATTTGGGATGGTGCGAAAATACATAGCAAAAGTAATAGACACATTAAAATTGATTCAATAGAATACATTGGCCCACAGGAACTTATAGCGATCAGTACATCTACCCATACATTCATAGGTGATGGATTTTTTCAACATAATTCACGAATACGTCCGAGAGGTACCGCAATCCGTGGTACTGGCGGGGAAGCAACCGGTGCTGTTAGTTTAATGCGAGTAGTTAATGCTGTATGTAACGAACTTAGAGAAGGGGGTGGTAGACGTGGAGCCCTTTTATTCTGTCTTTACTGGAAACATCCTGATTTATTAGAATTTTTAGAGGCTAAATTGGATAAAAAAGAATTAACAAATGCCAACATATCCGTATTAATTGACAATGAATTTCTAAAGTTGGTCGATGAAGATGGAGAAATTATTTTTAAGTGGCAGGGTGAGGAACGTGGTCACATATCAGCTAAAAAGGTATGGGATAAAATCATACAAAACGCTTGGGAAGGTGGTGACCCAGGATTTCTGAATGCACAATTAATTAATGACCAAAATACTATAGCCTATACCAAAGGTGGGGAATTTTCAGCTACTAATCCATGTGGTGAAATACCACTTGAAGAATTCGGTTGTTGCTGTCTTGGTGCCATTAATCTGCACACACATATAATTGATGGAAAAATTGATTGGGATTTATTGGAAGAAACTACTGCAATGGGTGTTAGATTTCTTGACAATGTTCTCGATCAAAATAATTACCCATTACCAATTATAGAAGAAACAGCCCAAAAACATCGTCGGATCGGTCTCGGTGTAATGGGGCTCCACGATATGCTGCTGGAATTGGGTCTGAAATATTCAAGCGAAGAGGCGAGAGAAACAGTAGACAAAGTGATGGATTTTGTCAAGAAACAAGCCTACCATGCAAGCATCACTTTAGCGATAGAGAAGGGTCCATTCCATGCATTCGATGTAGATCAGCACATCAAAACAGGATTCATAAAAAAGTATCTGCCCCGCAGGCATCATAGACTGATCAGAGAACATGGTATTCGCAATTGTGCTTTGTTGACAATCGCACCCACCGGAACAATATCAATCGTGGCAGATTGCTCATCAGGTATTGAGCCGCTATTCCAACCAGTTTACGAGAGGCGATTCAACAAGCACAAAGATATGCACAGGAACGAGGAAAGAGACAGGGCTGTCGAGGTGGTTGTACATCCACTGCTAAGGCGGTTCTTGGAAGCCAAAAGATCAGTTAAACACTTCCAGGGTGCCCACGACATAGAACCAGGAGCACATTTGGCCATGCAGATGGTGTGTCAGAGACATATTGACAATTCTATATCCAAGACAATCAATCTGCCGACAGATTATTCTGTCGATCAATTGTCTCGGGAGATGAGACAGTATATAGCAGAACTCAAGGGGATCACAGTGTACCGGGATGGTAGCAAGGGCGAATCACCATTGATCCCATTGCCCTTATCAGAAGCAAAACAACACTTGGGGCAAATGGAAGAGGAAGCGGCGGTCAACGATTGTCCCAGTGGTGTATGTGAGATAACGAAAGGTGGTAGCTAAATGGCTAAAGAGAAGCCCCAGTTAGACAAACAGACTCAGGAAGTAATTAGGTTTATTCGGCTACATAACCGGGCAGGCGGTACTGGGACACTTCGGGAAGAAGTAGCGAAGGAACTGGGGGTAACGGTCTGGAAGGCCAGGAAGCTCATTACCCAAGCAGAAACCATTATGGCTGGAATCCCACAGGTTGGCATTGATCCCGGCGATCCGTTGTTCAGGTCAGAGGTGGCAAGGCGGATCAAGAAGCAGACAACAGCAATCAAAGTTG